ACTCATTCTAGATAAAAAGAGTCAGATGTTGTGAGGTCAATCCGATAAGGCGTTATAGATGAGCGCTCATCAAACAGGAATATATATGGCAGACTTTGATTTTTTAGATGGTTTTGACACAGGTGGTGATTGGGGATTTTCTTCAGTTGCTGAGAAACCATCAGGAAAAGCACAATCAGACTCAGAAACAACTAAAGCAGTTGTTAAACAAACGGCTGATGGTGTAGGGAAAGCTGTATCTAAAGAAGTTCTTTCTACAATCGAAGGTAAACTAGATCGAATCTATTCAGCAATCAATTCAACTAAATCTGAAATCAAAGAGAAAAATGAAACAGAATTAGAGATTGCTAAAAAGCAAATGGATGATGAGTACGATTTAAGAAAAGACAATCTAGGTAAAGATCAGAAAGAAAAATATGCTAAGTTAGAAAAATTAATAATCCCTTTATTAATTAAGTTAGCAAAATCACCAGAAGATTACATCTATTGGCCAAATAGAGAAAGTGTAATCGAAACACAACTAAAAAAAATAGTAGAGATAACGAGAGGTTAATATGAAAGTATCTGAAAATACTTCTATTAGTATGCCCGCTAGAAATTTAATCTCTATTATAACAACTGTTATCGTAGGTGCATGGTTTGCTTTTGGCGTTATTGAAAGATTGAACTCCATAGAAACACAACTACAATTAATTGAAAAAGATATACAAGCAGCAAATGAGTTTATCGAAGGTGTGCCAAAAGGCGACATGGTCTCTCCACAGATACAAGAACTTTATATGCTTACTGAATATCTAGCAGGTGATGTAGAAAAATTAAAAGAAACAATAGAGTCTAAGATACCTAATATTGAGAAAAATGATATGACTATTCAATTTCACGAAGATCGTATCATTGATCTGGAGAACAGAAAAAATGGGGATCATTGAAACAGTTATTATACTTAGTTTATACATCTATGATGGTGGTAATAAAAATATAGAAGGTTGGTATCATCAAGACAATTTAAGTACCTGCCTTGCTGCAAAAAGATTAGCCGAACGAAATTCTGGCAATCAAGTACAATATACTTGCAGTTTAGAACAATGTATGATGACAACCGATCAAACAGGTGTTAAACATTGTGATAAGATCATTAACGAATAATCAAAACAGTAAGGAAATAATATGCAATTAAGTGATAACTTTAGTTTAAACGAATTTACAAAATCAGATACAGCAGTTAGAAAAGGTATTGACAATACACCTAATGATGTTCATTTAGAAAACATGAAAGCACTATGCGAAAATGTTTTACAAAAAGTCAGAAGTCATTTTGGTAAGTCTGTTAGAATCACAAGTGGTTATAGATCACCTGAACTATGTGAGGCGATTGGTTCAAGTTCTAGATCACAGCACGCTAAAGGACAAGCAGCAGATTTTGAAATCACTGGTATTGATAACAAAGACTTGGCGATTTGGATTAGAGATAATGTAGATTTTGACCAATTGATATTAGAGTTTTATACCGAAGGCGATCCAAATAGTGGTTGGGTTCATTGCTCATATAACTCTACTAGTAATAGAAAAGAAGTTTTATCTGCTAAAAAGACCGATCAAGGCACTCACTATTCACACTCCGAACTAAAATAACTGCTTGACATTCTAGTCATATCCTGTTATAATAGCAGTTATGAATCAATTAAATAAATTTATGAAAGACAATTATAGTCTAAAGTCTTTCAAGCATAACGCCCCATCTTGGGGTGGTCCAGACTTACCCACAGAATCCATTAATGGCAAGCGATACTATGTAACCCCTAAGGGTGAGAAGTATCCTTCTATTACAACTGTCTTATCAGATAGAGGTAAAGAGGGTATTCGTAAATGGCGTGCCCATGTAGGTAATGATGTTGCAAATCAGATAATGCGATCAGCTGCAAGACGAGGTACTGCTGTGCATACATTGATAGAAAACTATCTTAACAATGAAGAACTGACAAAACAAGAAGTGTTACCTCTTGCATTGTTTACGATAATGAAAGATCAACTAGATCATGTTGATAATATTGTATTACAAGAAGCAGCATTATATAGCGACAAGTACAAGATTGCAGGTAGAGTTGATTGTATTGCTGAATATGATGGTAAGTTATCTGTTATTGATTTTAAAACATCCACAAAAGAGAAGAAAGAAGAATGGTGTGAGAACTATTTTATTCAATGTTCTGCTTATTGTGAAATGTACGAAGAAAGATTTGGCAATCCCATTGAGCAAGTAGTGATTCTTATGGTTACAGAAGATGGTGCTGTGCAAACATTTGTGAAAGATAAGAAAGATTATTTACCTTTACTTAAAGACGCAATCGCAGACTTTACAATTTCAAACGGAGGGTAGTTCTTCTTTTGGCTCTACTGGTCTATATCTCATAGGTGTTAAAGACTCATTATCCCAGATATATGGTTGACATTCGATTCTAAAGGCAACATAATCATCTTTGTTTATAGTAGGTGGAAAGTTGTTTTCTTCTCCTAAATAATGTTCCTCTAGAGAAACAATAACTTCTTCACCTTTTTTAGATATATGATTATCGCACAATTCTTCTGACAGAAATGCCATATCGGTATGGTAAGTAAAGTATGCCTGATCCATACCTTCAAAGGTAAAGATTGCAGTAATTAAAAAGACAATTGAGAACATAAAACTATTTATAAAAAGATGAAAAAAATTAAAAGTAATCCAGTCGCAAGAGCAAATAAGAATAGACCACAAGTCATTCCTAATAAGAAGATACCTAAGCGTAGTGAATTGAAGGATAAATTGAAAAAACAATGGGAAAATATATGATTATTCCTGGTTTAAACCTTGACAATCTAGACAAAAGGTGTTATAATAGTAGTATGGAAAATATAGTTACACCAAATAAGTTTGCTTTATTAATAGAGAATATTGTTAAAGAGAAAAGAATAAGTTATATGGACGCTATACTGTCCTATTGCGATAAGACTGGTCTCGACCCTGCTACAATACGATCACTTATTAATAAAACATTAAAAGAAAAAATTGCATATGAAGCTCAGGGACTGAATATGTTAAAAGAGAAAACGGCAAAGTTGCCAATATAAGGAGAAAGATATGGGAATTTATAAATTCTTTAATAACATTCTAGAAAAATTGATTGCACCAGGAGAACCAGTACAAGTTCTCACAAAATCAGTACTAGAATTAACTGACCCAATTACTAGAACTGATCTTAAACATAAGACAAAAAAAGAACTAGAGATAATTGGTAGAAATCTAGGTATCGAAGTAGATAGAAGATTAAAAAAAGATAAACTGATAGCACAAATTAAGAAACAAATCAGAACTGTATAGTAGGTAGAATGAATGGTTTTGAAGTTTATAAAATCTACTTGGCTGTCAAACTTCACTTCACAAGCAAAAACCAATCTTATGACTTCCATAAACACAATGGTAGAACAACGGCAAGGTTGGGCACCTTTACTAAGAGAAGGGATCGGTATTTTTTTCATAAACTTTCTAAACTTTATAATGATAGGGATATTGCTGATTACTTTGTTAGTAATTTTGTTACCAATACTAATTTATGGGTTGGTGACATTATCGGTAGACTTGGTGATGAGAACTTTAAACTATGGCAAAAGAAGATTGAGGCACTAAGTTATTATTATGAACAGGATATAGACTATATTATTGAACAGATGAATACAAAAGATATTACATTTGATAATATATTCATTTCAAAAGATGGTCAACATCCATACATACTAAAGTACTTTCTTTCTAAAAGAATAAACTTTGAAACATTTATAATACTAGACGATATACTTAACTTCTCTAGGCAGTTAAATAAAAGTATAACAGAAAAAGTATTATGGCCGAAACTATATGAAAGAATGATTAGATACAAACCATTTCTAAAATATAATACTACAAAATATAAACAAATACTAAAGAAGAAGATTAAGGATATATAATGAAAAACTATTGGGATATAATTATGAATGATAGGGTGAACGCCCTTAGTAAAGCACCGATGCAAGTTAAACTAATGTCTATGCAAATATTAGCATGGATGTGGTCTGCTGTGTTTGGTATTTACATTGTTGAAAATATCTATGCTTTTGGCATATCAGCATTGGCACACGCCTTGTTAGTTGCCGCAATATTTCTAACAGCTTATTATTTTAAAGAAGTACAAAAACAATCAGGTCTTGGTAGATCAATAAACGGAGAA